CTGCTGGGAGACAAGTAGCACCAGATTCTTTCTGGACAAAAAGAGCAGGTTGCAACAGTGCAGAAGATCGCGTTGTTGTAGAAAACGCTCAAAGACCTCAATACATGGAATACATTACTCTCGACGCTATGGGTTTCCAAGGCGATATATACAAATACGATCAAAATTTCCAAGACTCTATGGTTCGCACCAAGAGTTTAGCCGGAAATTCCCAATACACTGGTCAATTTGGTATGCAATCCAGTCTTGGTGCCAATGTAATTCCTGGTTGTGCTGCATCTCGTGGAGATGCTTATGCTCAGGCTATGACTCAACAATACAAACGCCAAGGTCAATCCATGCAAAATGGAATGGAAGGATACATGCGTCGTCAGGCTAGCGGATTTTAAATTTAATATTATATTTATTTTAAATATAATAATTTAATAAAATTATAAGTTATTTATTATACGTAAGTAATAATAACTCTAAGTGTTCCACCTGATACTACTGCAGATGCTAATGTTGCAACAACACCAACGCTGGAAGTATTATTAAGATCAAGAGTAGTACCTGTGGCAGCCGCGGCAAAAGCAGCAGTAGGTAATCCTACTGTTGCTCCAGTAGAAATAACAGCGGCAGCAGTTGCAGCACAAATATTTACAGGAGCTGACGCAGGTGTAAAAGAAGTCCATTGTATTGTTCCAAGAGCAACTGTAGGTCCTGCAAAAGCAACTCCATTAACATTTGTTAAAACAACACTTAGAATGTTTGTGTTAGGAGGTAATAATAGAACGGACGCATCTGGTGAAGTGCCGGATGTTTGGGCAGAGGCAGATGAATCATTAACGAGCCAGTAGCTACCGAGTGCTGTAGTTCCTGATGGTAAATAACCAACAGCTTGTTTAATAACTTGATTATCTGCTACAACAGTGTCGGCTACAACTGAATCAACGTAAAGATCGCCAACAGGCGCGGCGGAATTAACTACGCGTGTAAAAGTCTGATTTCCAGAATTGTTACTTGACATTTTTTTATTATAAACAAGACAATATTTTTTTTTTTAAATTAATATTTTTAAAATATTAATTAAATATAAAATGGAAAAACCTATAACTTCAGGATCTTATATAAATAATTTACGATCTCTGAAACCATTTGTGATACAACATGTAACTCATCCTCCTCTAGGTAGTTTATCGGCGCCTACATTTATTGAAAAAATTTATCCTCCAATGAATACAGATATTCAATTTGCTATTTTACCAGAATATAAACCTACAAAATCTGTAAAAGGATTAATGGCTTTAGCACAAGAACTTCCTAAAAATTGGAATTGGATGGAAGATAGCGAAGTTGATTCTCAAGAAACAAAAGCTAAAAAAAGGTTAATTACTAAAGCACCTGCACAGGGGTTATGTGGAAGTTGTTGGGCTATATCGTCGGCAGGTATTGTAAGTGATGCTTTTGTGGTCGCTGGATATGTAAAAGAAAATCCAAATTTATCAACAACATATTCATTGGCTTGTTATCCACAGGCTAAATGTAACGGTGGAGCACCTGCTGCTTTATTAGAAACTATAGTAAAGAATGGTTTAGCATCAAATCATTGTGTTGATTATAGTTGGTGTGATGGTAGCGATTTATGTAAGGGTAAAGATTTAAAACATTTTGATAATACAAAAAAACAGTCTTCACCTCTATATGAAATAAGTCCAGAGGTAGATCTTAATAGTTTAATACCAAATTGTGGATGTTATTTTACTACAGGAAAACATTTATTATATACTTTAAAATATTCTAGTTTTATATCTCTTCAAAAAAATAAAAATGCTATAAATGTTGTAAAATCTCATATTATGGCGCATGGACCTGCTTTAGGTTCTTATTCAGTCCTAAAGAATTTTATGGGAGGTGATTATACATCAACAAATGGAATATATATTAATACTGTTGATTATAGTCATAAAGATAGAGTAGTTATAAGTCCTACTCCTTTTCCAAAAATGGGAAATCACGCTGTATGTATTATAGGCTGGGGTGTAGATGATAATGTTCCAGGATTTGGTAAAGTTGATTATTGGTATGTTAGAAATAGCTGGGGGCCAAATTGGGGAGATAATGGATGTTTTAAGATTGGAATGTATAATACCGCAAATAAAAATCCAGTTAATGAAAGCACTGATTTTCTTAATACACAACAGGTTCAACAAAATGGTCAAATTGGAACACTTGGAGGTGTTGTATTAGTTGAAGCTGGAAAAATATTAGACGGTAAAACATTTGATCCTATAAATCCTTTTACAGGATTAAAAGATAAAAACTTTTATGAGAACGAAGCTTCATCTGGAAATGGAGATATAAATATAGCAGGGACAACATTTTCATACAAATATTTTATTGGCATTATACTTATAGTATTAATACTAATAGCTGTAATAATAGCCATAATTAAAAAGAGAAAAGAGTAAAATAATATATACCCTTTTGTGTTTAATTCTTTAATCATATAAGTATTTTGTAGTGAATATCCTAAATTTCTATAATAGTTTCTAACACCTACACCAGAAATAATTGCTATTTTTTTATAACCATGAGACTTTGCTATTTCTTCGGCTTTAGCGACTAGTTTTTTTCCAAAACCATAATGTTGAACTGTTTTGTTACCTGAATTATTCTTATCATAAACTGCTTTAACAGCACCATAAACATGTAATTCCCTAATAAGAGCACATCCTATTAATTCTGGAACTATAGGCTTATTGTCTATAAAATTTACACGGAGACGAACAAACCCATATAGTATATTATTATTTGAGCTTTGCTTACTAATAAAATATTCAGTTCCTTCTGACGCCTGATAACTCTGTATAGATATCACAGCATTTTTTAATTCAGTTTCAGATACTCTATCTTTAACTTCACGACATCTAATACATTTACATTCAAGACCTCTCTTTTTCATTTCAATATGTAGCATTTGTCTAAAATTTGATTTGATATTGCTAGAAGAATATCCAACTACATTATCTCTCTCCTCTGGAAAATCTCTTTGAATACGATTATATCTAATATACTCCTTTGAAAACTCCTTTATCTTTAGCCCAAGATTCATAATTTTTTCACCATCATCAGAATCAGCCCACGGTTTCCAAGTTCCAGCTTGTTTCCACTTTCTGATTTCTGTAAATTCAACATCTAGACACGGATACCATTTAATATAATCTGCCATAAAATCAGGAGATGTCAATATATGCTCTACCATATACATATCTTTTTCATAAGTTGTTCCTGGTAAATCAGGCATTACGTGTATATCTACTTTAAATCCAGCATTCTTACACTGCTTAATTGCTGTAATACTGTCTTCAACTTTATGACCTCTATTTACAACTTCCAATACATCATCATAAATAGACTGAACTCCTATTTGAATACGAGTAACACCATAACTTCTTAGTCTAACCAATTCACCCCTATTAATGTGGTCTGGTCGTGTTTCAATTGTAATTCCAATAATCTTTAATTTAGCTGACTCGTTTATTATTATTTCGTATTCTAGAGAAAGACGATCTCTAAAATTTGTTTTCTCAAAATATATATTTGCCGCATAATATATATCTCTCATTAATTCAACTTGATAACTTCTTGGATAACTTGAAAATGTTCCTCCTTCAAGAATAATCTCTATTTTATCAATCTTATGACCGTTTTCTTCTAGAGTTTTTACACGAGACATAAATTGTGAAAAAGTATCAAAATCAAATTGAACTGCTCGTTTTACAGCTGGTTCAGAATCAAGATAACTTCTCGGCATATCTACTAGAGCACCATTCTTTTTAGTTTGATTAGGACAATAATGACAATTTTCAGGGCAACTAAACTTATCAGGACGCATTACAATAGTTACAACAATTACTCCAGACCAAGATTTAGAAGACTTTTTAACCAAATACGGTTCTAGATACATATTTTTTTCAATAATATTTTCCTTTACAAGATACTGATACATCATACTCATATCTCTCTTACTCGGTAAAATTGAATATTTTTTATTCATATTACAATTCACCTTCTTAAATTCTGTTTCATCATTAACAAGTTCGCTTAAATTAATAACATATGATTTAAGAATAGGTTTAAATTCGGGTTCAAAAACACTTGTTGCCCCCCTTAAATCCTTTTTGGGAATAATTATATCTTCAATATCTTCCATATTTTGTATTTTTCTAAAAATCTTTTTTATTTTTTCATTTTATTATTTATAGAATTATAAATAGATTATAAAAATGTTGAGAACGGTTTCAGAACCTATTATAGAACAATCAAAAAATGCAGCAATAAGAGAACTAAGAGAAGAAACAGGATGGCTATTAACAGATAAAAATAAATTAAAATATATAGCATCGGATAAATACACAAATGTATTTCTATTAAATTTAAATTATACTGACTATAGAAATATAAAAAAGTGTATTCAAGTTAAAAATAACAATATATATAGAGAAGTATCAAACATAAGATTTGTATCGGAAGACTATGTAGACGCTCTTTCAAAAAAAATAGGAGAATTTAATTCAAAATCTACAAACGCATGGAAACTTTATAAGAAACTAAAAACTCCTTTTACACAATTTAATAATAAACACGTTACAATTATCATTAAATACACAGATATCAACCAAACAACAACCTACCTTATATGTGACGAAACCAGATGGATTAATACTTCGGACGATATCAACATTAAATTAAAAGATTGGGATTATGATTGCTTGACATATGAATACGAAACAATAAATATGAAAAAAAATAGACTAATGTTTTATGAAAAATTAAAAGGTGATACTCTAGAACAAAGTTCCCAGCTAGAAAAATACGTTGAAAATACTATCAAAAAAAAGAAATATAATATAGATAAAAAAGGCGGTCATATTCGCACAACTAGTGGAAAAAGCGGTTTTATAAAAGGTCACATTGAAACATTTGATGTAAGCTCTTAATTTTTAATATCTTTTTGATATTAAAAATAATTATTAATCTAACCTCTAACAATCCTATATGTTACAATACCACCAGTCCTAGTTACTTTTATTATATCACCTCTTTCATATCCATAAAATCTAGAGATTGGATCAGTCCTCAAAATACTCCCAAATTTAATCCCTTGTGTCTTCTTAAAAATAGTTGCTTCTTCATCAGTCAATTTAGTATGTTTAGGAACTAATTTATGTTTTGTAATATTATATTGTAACTCATCAATATTAAATAACTCTAACTTTATGTCTTTTAAGTTTTCTACCATTGTCTTGGCTACAGAAGTAATATTATCAGCGTAAATAATGATGGCGTGTTTAATATCAAGCTTATTTATAAATGATATACATTCTTCAATTCTATCTACATTAAACTTTGGAATCACTGACAATATAACACATATTTTCTTGCCATCTTTTATCCCAATAATTTTATCTTCATCTTGATTCAATATTTCATATTCTCGTTGTTCTAATATTTCAAGACAAGTTTTATGAAATCTATCCATTCTCTACTTTAAAATGTTTTTTTTCAAAAAAAAATCATTTTAAAATATTATAAAAAAAATTAAAATCTTTTATATAATAAAAAAAATAGTATGAGATCAAAAAGAAAACGTTCCCCTACTTTAGCTTTTGATGAAGCCGAAGCCGCTGTAGCTGCTTCATTTGGTTTAAAGGCTTCCCGTAAGTCTAGAAGAGTAGCTCGTAAGGCTTCTCGCAAGTCTAGAAAGGCTTCTAGAAAGGCTTCCCGTAAGTCTAGAAAGGCTTCTAGAAAGAGATCCCGCAAGTCTCGTAAGGCTTCTAGAAAGAGATCACGCAAGTCTAGAAAGGCTTCTAGAAAGAGATCCCGTAAGTCTAGAAAGAGATCACGCAAGTCTCGCAAGGCATCCAGAAAGAGATCACGCAAGTCTAGAAAGGCTTCTAGAAAGAGATCCCGTAAGTCTAGAAAGGCTTCTAGAAAGAGATCCCGCAAGTCTAGAAAGGCTTCTAGAAAGAGATCCCGCAAGTCTCGTAAGGCTTCTAGAAAGAGATCCCGCAAGTCTCGTAAGGCTTCTAGAAAGAGATCCCGTAAATCTCGCAAGGCATCCAGAAAGAGATCCCGTAAGTCTAGAAAGGCTTCCCGTAAATCTCGCAAGGCATCCAGAAAGAGATCACGCAAGTCTAGAAGAGCTTCCCGCAAAGCATCCAAAAAACGTTCTGGATCTGGATCAGTAAAAAGATCTGGCTCTGGATCTAAAAAAGGTTCTAGCTCTGGAACTAAAAAATCTGGCTCTGGATCTGGAACTAAAAGATCTGGCTCTGGATCTGGATCTAAAAAAGGTTCTAGCTCTGGAACTAAAAGATCGGGATCTGGATCTAAAAAAGGTTCTAGCTCTGGATCTAGAAGATCTAGCGCAGAGTCACTTGGATCTACCAAATCCGATTAATGTTATTAATAAATAAGTTATTTAAATAATATATTATTTAAATAAAAATGAGTGAAACAACAGATTTATTTAATAATCCAATGTTTGATGCTGCTATGAAAGCAATGTCACCTGAAGATATAGAAAGTTATAAAAAGATAGGAGAAAAGATGTATAAAAATATGGAGAATATGTCTAAAGAAACAGCAAATTTACCTAGTTCAATGAAAGAAGCAACAGCCTATGTTGTAACAGGATTAAATTCAGGGTTACATCCAAAAGATATGGATGCAAATGAAGTTATTCTATTAACAAATACTATTGGACCAAAATGGTATGAAGATTTTGGATATAAAAAAGAAGATCTTCCAGATATAAGTATTAAATTATAATTTATTTAAAATTTTAAATAAATTGTTATATATAAATGGCTATTAAAAAATCAAGAAGGAAGTCATCAAAAAAGAAGATATCAAGAAGGAGGACTTCAAGAAAGAGGTCTTCAAAAAAGAAGTCATCAAAAAAGAAGTCTTCAAGAAAGAGGTCTTCAAAAAAGAAGTCTTCAAGTCCTGAAATAATTATTATTAATAATATTGTTTATAAAATTATCAAGACTATGGGTTCTGGATCTTATGGCACAGCATATTTGGTATCTGGGCGTAGAAATAAAAAATACATTGTAAAAGAGATAAAAAATATAAAACCCGCAAATAAGAGAGAAGAAATAGTATTACAATATATTAAAAAATACTGTACTCCTTATCTTTCGTGTCTAGTTGATACTGAACTATCCCAAATGGCTGTAGGTGAAAAATGGAAAATGTTAATAGTATTAGAATATACACCTAATTATATAGAGTTATACGATTTATTACATGATTATGAAATTAATTATAGATATAAATTTCGTATAATGACTGACTTAATTAAAGGTCTAAAGGACTTACATAAAACTGGAGTAGTCCATAGGGATATTAAATTACATAATATAATAGTTCGTATTCCAGGAAAGAAAATAATTGGTAAATCATCAATTAGATATATTGATTATGGTTTATCTTGTTTAGCACCAAATGATGGACCTGATATAGCAACTAAAGATTGTTATAAACGTAATGCTATGACAGCGCGTTATGCTTCTCCAGAATTAGCAAAAGCTTGGCTTGATGATAAGACATTAACATACGAACAATGGAAGAAATGTGATTTATGGGCTTTAGGCATAAGCCTATACGAACTTTATTCTAAAAAGTCGCCTTGGAAGAATAAGAATGGTGAAAAAGAGGATATTCTTATAGAGATAAAGAATACAACTGGTTTTGAAGGAGATAACCCATTCAAAACACTAAAGGCTCCAGAAAATGTATTAAAAGTAATAAAAAATTTACTAGAAGTTGATTCCGAAAAAAGAAGTTTATGAATCACAAAAAGTCTTGTATAATTCTGGAACTGGTTTTTCCCATCCTCGGTTTCTAAGATACTTAATACCTTGAACTGCCGCAAGTTGTTGAGCGTCAGCTTTTGCTGCTTTTGCTCCTTTTCCAATCTCAACCCAATCTCTATTTGGACTATACTCTCCTGAAGGTAATAAAATAGCTTTGCTAGTTTTAGGACCCATATAAACAATTGATCTAGTAATCCTATCTTCACCCTTTGTTTCTAAATATTTGGCTTCTAACTGACCTCCAAATTTATCAAATGTCTCTTTCAAAATTGTCTTTGCGTCATATAAGTCTTCGTAAGCTAATGAGATTGGCATTTTATCAAAAATTGTTTCCAGAATATCATATACAATAGCACTTCCAACTCCATTTTGAGTATAAGAATCTAGCATAAATGATGTTGCTCCTAAAAATGCTTCAAACGCGTCTTCTAATAACTTCTTCATTGTAGTATCTCTTAATTCTTTAGAAGCAGAAATAAAAGGCCAAAAGCCTAATTTATTAGCAATGTCTGCGAATGTTTTTGTAGAACCATAATTAATGCGAAGTCGCGCTACTATTTTTACAGCTTTAGGACATTTTAATTTTGGGAATCTTCTATACATATATTTTACTATAAAGGTGTTAGCATCAAGATCACCTAATTGTTCATACACTTGATAATTATTATCTTCATCTACTGAATCACTAGTAAAAGCTTTTCCATATTCAATCATACTCTCTCCGGTAGTCAGTAAATTTATATACTTATCTTTTATATTTGACATATTTAATAGGTTCTTGATAAATGTCTTGAAAGACTCATCGCGAGGGGCAATGTATAATTCATCTTCTACAGAAGATGGTTTACCAGTAGTTTCCATAGTTATTTTTTTATATATAAACTATATAAAAAAATCATTTTTATTTTTAGTATTATTTAAAGATTGGTTTTTTAATATAAAATGATTGATATTATCTATAAGTATATTCTAAAATGTAGAGAAAACAGGCTAATTAACCAGGATTTATTTGAATTTGTAAAAAATGTATATGAAAATATGGATAAAAGTAATCATGAACTTAAGTGGAAAATAATGGATGAGTTATCAATTATAGCTTTTGTCACTGATAATAAGAAATACTCATTAGAATTAAGTGATAAACTATTACAGGAAGAATGTTTTCCGGAAACTGAAAGGCACAGAATTACTACATTTAACAGATCGTATAATGATAATGATGAAATGACAAAAAATGCTTCTAAAAAAATATGGGACGATTCTATGAAAAAAATACAAGAGCCTCCAGTAGAAAAAACTGTTTGGGCTAGACCAACACAAAAAACAAAGTTGTCGGTCGTAATGATAGAACCTAGATGTCATGAAGATTTAAAACCAGTTCTTTGGAATATGGCTCATGTTTATGGCGGAACTGAAACTTCATTATATATATTTCATGGAACAAAAAATATTGAATATTTGAAAGATATTACTGGTTCTTGGAAAAATGTAGAATATATTAATATGGGAGTTGAGAACTTAAAGTGGGAAGATTATAGTTATAAACTTACAACATATGAGTTTTGGAATACTATAAAAACAGAATATGCTCTAATCTTTCAAACTGATACAATTATTTTCAAACAAATTCCAGAAAACTTTTTTAAATATGATTATTTAGGTGCTTATGCTGGAGTTCAAAAATTATTGAATGGTGGTTTCTCTTTGAGAAAAATATCAACAATGAAAGAGGTTACAAAAAGAATCGGTCCTGAATATCCTAAAGGATTTTTAGGTGCTGAAGATTCTTATTTTTCTTATTATGTTCATGATAGTCCCAACTGTAAAGGAGTTTATCCAGAATTTTCAATAACTTCCCAGTTTTCTGTTGAAAGATTTTTTAGAAAGAATCCAGTTGGGTGTCACAAACCTTGGCAATGTAACTCCTCTGAAATTATGAAATGCCTTTTAGAGAATGTTCCTGGTTATCAAGATTACAGGCCGAAAAGTCCTGAATGGTGTGGTTTTTAAATTTTTAAAAAATTTAAAATATAAAATTATAATACAGGAGGTGTAAGACCTGATGTAAATTGGGATCCTAATGGGTAATGTCCGTGGTAATCTGGTTGTTGTTCTTTTTTACATCTATCACTCTCCCATTTATCATTAGACTCGGGTGTATAAGAATATTGAACTGGTCTTCCACTAAATCCACCTGCGCAGCACATAGAATCTAATTGTTCTTGTCCTTCTTTTGTATTATAAAAAAAGTCGGCTTCAGGTCCTGTAGGTGCTAAATATCTATTACAATATTTCTTGGCTGGAGATAATTCAAAAGTAAAATTATCCTTACATTTACACATATAAAAATACGCTAAAGAAATTCCTACGGTATATAAAATTCCGAAAAAAGGATAAACATACTTTGAACTCCATCCTCTACCTATTAAAAAGGTAACAATAAATGTTACTAATATGAAACTTACAAATGTTATTGATATAAAACCAATATCTTCAATTATTGCCATTTAGTTATTTACAATATATTTTAAAAAAATATTATTTTAAAATAAAAATGACAGATGATTATTCACACGATAAAACATCACGATGGAATAATGCTTCTGAATTAGCAATGAAAAACATAGGATCAACTTGTATATTATATAAACAAAAACATTTACAATCAGCAAAATTTTGTAACATCATGCACACACTACTCACTTATCTCGGTATCATACTTGGACCTCTCGCCGGACTACTATCAGCACTATCAGTTAATAACTCTGTCGGTATTAGCATCATATCCTTTATATCTGGCTTAATTGTATCCATTATTAAAGTTGGAAGATTTGAAAAAAATGCTCTATTACACAACACCTCTTCCTCCAAATATAATAATCTAGAACATAATATACGCAGACAACTATGTCTTTACAGAAAAGATAGAATAAATCCTGTTCAATACTGTGAATGGGTTTCAAAATCATTTGATGATATATACAAATCTTCTCCTTTCATACAAATAAAAAATACCAACACAATTGATCTAACCATACAAATAGCACAAGAATCAGGATCAGATAAAGAACTTGATAAAGAAGATGTCAAAGAACTCCAAATTGACACTGACATAAAAATATCCATTGAAGATGACGATGACACTTTAAGCAAAACTCCGGAAGACATACTAAAAAATACTTACACAGATAAAATGATGGAATACGAAATGAAAAGAATGAAGCTATAAAATATATAATGTTTATTATATATTTTACAAGGCAATTACTTACACGACTTTTTACTTCTTTGAAATCTTCTTCTTTAGACTTGGACGAATCTTCTCAACCATATTCTTTGACCAACTCCTACCCTTCTTCTTAAGACCCTTCTTATTCAAGATTGAAGCAACAGTAATAGAAGGAGCCTTTGAACTCTTAATATAATCAATCACCGACAACTCCTCCTCATTCTCAACCACCACCAACTTTCCTGTTTCAGTGCGTCGGCACTTCTTTCCATATGCTACACTACCCATACACTCATCCCCTCGCTCCCTCCTCTTCTTAATACTCATCTTAATTCTCTCGCCAATAAGAACACTCTCTTTCTGGCTATCAAGAACCTTTTGAATAAAAGCCAACTTGTCGGTATCATAACTAATCTTATCCGCAAAAGAGTGAATACCTACCTTATTGTTATTCAAGTTCTCCATCCAATACAAATACTTGACAATATTTCGCGACAAACGATCAACACGATAAATAAGAATCTGAGACCCTTCACACAACTCTGCTGCCTCTCCAATCATCTTAAGGCAATCAGGGATATCTTTATACGCAGATGCTGAAATCTTATACACCTTAATGCGATGCTCTGGAAACTTGTCCTTTGCCATCTTCAACAGTTCAGCTTCCTGCGCATCTAAACTAACATGATTCTCTCCAATCTGCCCCTTGGAACTAACACGGCAAAACACATACACAGTCTTAATACCCTTTGAAGAGCAATACGCACTAATTGTTCTCTCACAGTTGGTATCATCATCTCTAATCCACTCACATTTCTTAGAATCTACAAACTTGATACGAAATGTATATAATCCGGTTACCGGATCAACGGTGTGATCCATAATACTAGTAATCTCTGTTTCTTCTTTTTCAATAATTTCAATTTCATCAACATCCATAGCAGCAACTCCACCAGCCGCTCCTCCAGCCACCTGAGTATCTTTATGGATCTTAAGCATACTCATATATTTCTGAAACTCCTGAAAAGTCTCATCAGTCACCTCCAAAGTCTTCATTTCACGTGCCATATTTGATATTATACTAGTTTAATCAAAAACTCTTTAAAAAAATCATTTTATTTTATGATCTTAAAGAATTGATATTTACCAATAAACAGCTATGTCAAAAACAATTTTACAAAGTAACGCTATAGATCTAGACGATTGTTTTAGTCTCGGTATTACAATAAATTGTATGTGTCTTTCAACAAAATTCAAAAATATAACTTCACCCCTTTTATGGCTGTGTCAAAAATGTGGAAACAAATTTAACGAAAGCTACATTAACATAAAAACAAACAATAAAGGTTGTTTAAAATGCGCTTACAATAGGTTCAATAAAAAATAATGTTGAGACCAAAAGTTTTTATACCATATTTGGTATAAAAATTAATATTATTTTACTTAATCTACAATGAACTTCCTGCTACGCAACGAGTAATACGAGGAGCTGATGGTAAAGACACCGGGCTGAAAGGGGCAACATGCGGAATATCTTGAAGTGGAAAAACAGCTTGAACTGTTTCTTGCGGTTCTACTAACGGACTATAAGGAATGTCTGGAACAGGAAGACTATACTGCCTAATATTAATCTGTGGAGATTCACCAGACCTATATTGAGACACTTGCGAACTTACAGCACGAGTTAAATTTGTAAGACCACCAGCTCCAGTTGCCGTTTGATTATAAGCAGCACACATTGCTCCGTTAATACCTAAACCTTTTCCAACCGCAAATACATCATGATTAGCACCAATATAAATAAACTTCCATTGATGCTCTCGCTCAGCCTTGCTAATCATCAAAGAAATATTATGACATTCTACAGACGCATTTTCTAACCCATCTGTTATAATAAGACAAATCACATTTTTACAACGTCCTGAAGACAGCTTCTTATTAATAGCTGTTCCAATAGCATCATTCAAAGCAGTCATACCACAAGGAGAATATTCCGTAAATAAGCCAACATCCTTAATCGGCTTCTCATCAATAACACACTTTACCTTATCATTAAAAGTATAGAGAGAAATCTTAGTGTCTCCGCTACAATTTTTCTGCTCGTTTATAAAAGTATTTGCCGCATCTTTAGGCTCACTACCCATAACATCCATACTTGATGATTCATCAATAATTACAATAATGTCAGACATATCTGTTTAATGTCTAAATAATTATTTTAAAAATTCATTTTATTTTTTCATATGATATCAATTAAAATTTATTCCATATTTGTTCAATTATGCCATCTTCAAGTATTCCCATAGGATCGTTTGGAATCATACTACCTCCAATTGCCTCTTCTAAAATATTTTTTATATTAGCACCTTCTAATAATTCAGCAACTTCTTCTCTACTCATATTATTATTAATTTTGTATTTATCTAATTTCATATCAATATCTTCAAAATTTCGCGATCCACTACAATAGTAGTGCCCTGTTATTTTTAGTCTAAATGATAGTTCTTCTCTATTTTCCTCACCGTAAAAAGTTATATTAATGTAAAATGTAGGATAAGCTCCTTCAATCCCCCATTCTTCAAATTGTTCAAAAGTTGGAGCCGTGTGCGTAACTTTAATATTGTATTCCATGATTATTAGTTTAATGAAAAACTTTTAAAAATAATCATTTTATTTTCCATCTTTAACTATAAAAACGCTTAAGTAATAATACTTAAATACAGTGTCATAAAAAAAGCCCGCAACTATCTATAAGATAGTGGCGGGCCTAGATTTTTATATTTTATATTTTTTTAATTTTCAAGTTTTATTTTCTCAACTTCTCACTCATCCTCCAACTCCTCGGCATCCTCATTATCCTCGTCCTCATTCACCTCATCCTCGTCATCACTCTCCTCAACCTTCTTCACACTCTTCTTGGGCTTCTCGGTCTCCTCATAATCAACATCCTTATACTCCTTGGTCTTCTTTGCCGGCTTGGGGGACTTCTTATCATCTCCCTCCTTGATGAGGCGACCCTTCTCATTGTATCCATCCGTAGGAGTATAGCTCTTCATCTTCTTCGCAAACTCCGCCTTTGCCTCCTTAACCACACTCAGGTATCCCTTCATCTCCTTGTTTGCGTCATCATCTTCACCACCCTCAACCCGCTCCTTAAGCTCACCCCAGGCCTTTGCGAGTAGAGAAGTCACCTCCTTACCCTTTGCTCCAGGGTTAGCCTCCAGAATCTCAGCCCGGTGCTCCTTTGAGAACAGCAGGTAGGCAGAAGGTGCGCGAGCAGGAAGCGCCGGATCCGTCTTTGCCGGCCCACCCTTGCGACCAGAGGACGTTCCCGGGGGAGGCACATACGTCTTCATTGCCTCATCATACTCCAGCTTCTCCTTAGCGATCTCGGCATCCCACGCGGCAATCTGCTTTGCCTCCTTGCCCTTGGGCTTGCTCTCTGCTGCTGTCTTATACTGAGCCCACGCAGCAGCCATACCCTTGAGAATATCAGTGTTCTTGGGCTTCTCACCCTTGTTCTTCTTTGTGAGTTCTGCGGTAATATGAACACGGACCTCCTTACAGAACCGCAGGAAACTTGATGTGGGCTTCTTGGGCTTATTCTCGTCACGCTTGGCCTTGACGGTTGCCTTGGGGATATTGGATGTGATGGTAGAGGCGAGCTTGGTGTTAAAGTCGGCATTCTCAAACAGGTCAGCAATCTTCTTAGTGATCTTCTTGTCAGTGATAATCTCAGCGATGGAGTCCGTGATGTAGGTCTTGATAGCAGCGGCCAGCGACATATTATTCTTCTTGGTAGAGGACATATTACTGATAGTTTAGTAAAAAACTCATAAAAAAAATCATTTTATTTTTTCACTTTTTACCCCTAAAAACCCCTAAGTTGGAAAGCCTAGAGCCATAAAAAAATCCCTGATAATAATATCAGGGATTTTATATCATTAAAGTTGGAAAATACTATTCATCTTCTAAGACATTAAAAATCTCAATATTCTCAATCTTCTCAATCTTATCACCACTTATTATAGCATCTAGTAAAAGGGCATTTTCCCAATCTAATACTGGATCACGAGGTGGCAAAGATAATGACGGATACATTATTATAATTATAGTAAACATTTGATAAAAAAATTCAATTTAATTTTTTATATAAATTGAATTAATATTTATTATTAACAAGTCTTATTTAGAAAAGTCGTTGGAGTATAACTATAAAACTTATATGTATCTTGAATTGCTACACGACCTAACGACACCAGATTATTAAATTCTACAGACAAGTCTCTATATACATTACTAGTATTATACCTATTAAACAAGTAGATCAAACACACAAAAAAGATTGCTAGAAAAGTCTCTTTCAAGATCTGTGAATTACTTACACTATTCTTAACATCATCACTACGATTATTCAACTTTCTCTTTTTTTGCGGGGGTGATACAACCGTTTCAGGCTTATCAATAGTATTCATCCACTCTTGGACTGAAGCCTTACGCTTATTTGAAAAAATCCACCCAGGACCGGTTTTAAGATACGGATTCCACTTACCTCCCAACTCCTTCAACTTATTTTTATAGTCAATAGTAGGACCACTAACCACAAATGATTTATCAGAATATTCAGCAACAGAGATCATTATTATTTGTTTTTTAAACAGAAGATGATATTTAAAATCATTTTTATTTTATATCATCTTTTCTTGATTAAATATAACAATACAATTATAACTATAATTATCACAATTGGAATCAATATTACCAAATAATAATTTTGTTTTTTACGGACATCGGCTGCTATAAATGTATTCCAATCCGGTAGCTGATCTAGTTTAATAGGTGGTGGTAAAATTAGATTTGGATACTCTTTCATAGCTCGTCTTGTATATCCTGTTGTTGGATCTATCCCCCCACCTGTTATTGAACTTACAGGCCAATCTATTTCCTGTCTCTCTTTTATAAACTTATCTATTTCAGCCCAATTATATGTATTTGAAATACCTCTATAATCTCTAGGATAGAAGAAATCTGGAACTCCAGCTACAACATTTTCTTCAATTTTACAATTATTACTACCTCTAGCCATTTTAAAATATCCATTATCTCCCCATGTTCTTCCCCAAGAATTTCTAATAATCCAATATTTTTTACCATTACTTTCTCCCCAGCCATCAATAACTATAGCATGTCCTGATATTACTTTCCCTTTTTGATCCGATTCATATATATTATCCTTTCCAAAATCAAAACAAAAAAAATCTTCATATAACTGTATAGCACTACTTACCGGTCCCCATAAATATATATTATTCATTATATTATATATACTTCCTCTATCTTTTTCTAATCCCGGAACAATATAAAAATGATATGCTCTATATAATCTCATAGGTGTTCCTGTCACTCGTCCTGATTTATCTATTTTAAAATCCGCACACATATCTCCTATAGGACCTGTTATGTCAGTACATAATGGAATTTCTGACGCTGACTTAAAATATGGAAGTGTTTCAAAATGTAAAGGATTCGCAGGATGATATGGAACACATTGTGCTACACATGTTCCTATAATATATAAATATCTCCACGCATCATATAGACTGTTTCCATAACAAGCTGTTTTAGACACAGATGCTCTATCAATATTTTCAACCCCCTTTTTATTAAGTTCTGGATCTGCCTCTAATTCTTCTCCTTGCCAATCACATAAAATAAGTTTGCTAGCTGATAGTCTAATATTCATCTTTCCCAATGATTGTATATTAAAACGATCAGCAAGACAAGATGTAGATGCTAAAGCCCAGCACGCACCACAATTACCTTGTTCTGTTACAGGTGTTATTATTCCTTTCCATACTTCTCGGCCATCAAAATTTTTTGGTAAATTTATATTTAAACGATGTGAATAAAACTTTGGCATATTATCATAATTTGGATCTACTGGATTTCTCAATATTGTATTAGACGGATGCTCTTCAATTTTTTTTTGGATCTCTACTCTTGTTAATTTACTCATTTATTAATTATTAAGATTAAATTTACATATTTTAAAATTAAAAATGATTATTAAAGTTTTGATTATCTAAAATAAAATATGGATAATAAACGACTTCACAAAAAAAATCAAATTGTAAATGAGATTAAACAAATTGATGTTACTATGGCTAGAGATATCTCCAGTATTGATAAATTAAAACACTCTAGAATGGATATTGATTTCATTCAAAATTCTATCATAAAAATTAACCTTAAAGTAGAAGAAAAGAAATTACGTAAAAAACAACTTCAAGAAGACCTATTAAAACTAGAACAAGGCGAACTAGACCAAGATATACAAACAGAATACAACAAATCAAAACTATTAATCGCCCAAAAAAATGAAGAACATAAAAACAAACGTGCTATTATCGCTCAACAAAAAGCCGATGATGAAGAAAAAACTGTAGCCATGCATCAACACAATAGAGACATAAATAACACCATTAAACAACAACACAGAGACATTAAATACGAAGAAAAAAGATTCTTCAAAATGATTGAATCTATTCCTACTTACATTGATAAAAATCTTGATGATATGCCAAATAACAAAGGTTACTTATGGAGAGGAATCTTACTATTTGGAAAACAACATACTGAAATTGATAAAAAAGAACCCTTACTCATCTTTGATAAACAAAACAAAGATAATCTACTAATTCACGAATGGACTGAAACTGATTACTCATTATACAAGAAAATTGGTAAAAACCCAAAAACTACTATCTCTACAAAACCCAGACACATAATTAAAAAATCAGGACTAATTACAGATTTTATACAAAACGATCCTACCACTCAAACTGTTAAACCTCTTCCAGAAAAACAACATACTCAACACAAATTACAACAACATAAACCAAAAGACCAACAACGCAAACCACAACATAAACCAAAACAAACACAGGCTCAACCCAAACCTCAAACACAATCTCAAGGACAACCTCAAGGACAAAACAAACCACACCAGCAACATAAACCACAAACACAAAATAAACCACACAAGCCTAAACCAAATCCCAAACAATCACAAACTACAGGACAACAAACACAAAGTGATGATAAAAATGTAAGAGGAAAACCACAAAGTCGTGGTGGGAAAACACGAGGTGGTCGCGGCGGACAACAACCTCGTAATCCTATGCCTAGCCTTTTAAAACCTGAAAAGACTTAATTTTTTATTTTATTTTTTTTAAAATAAAATAATTATTGTTTTCCAAACAATGTTGATAAATCTTCTACTTTTACCACATTATATTCTTTTATAATTCTATCAAACTTACTCTTACATTCTCCTTGCTGATACAATATATATTTTAATACATCTGTCGTATAAATTATTGATTTCTCTATATTTATTACACAATCATATCCTATTATATATATTATTCTATACTTATTTAACGCTAAAATATACTTTTTATATTGCTCCTCATTAAAATCCTTTAAACCTAACTTACACTCAAATATAGTATTTGTTGATATATTTATAAAATCAAATATACAATTCTCATACTTAAACTGCGTCCCTAAATCCTCTCCATATTTCTCCTTCAATATTGACTCCCACCATTTCTCCTGTAAATTTGCTCTCTGTTTAGCTATTTTAAATGATTGCGCTCCATTATACGTTATACCTCCCTCCTTTTTTATATCCTCTATTATATACGTTATATTCTGTAACTCATACGATGATAAAAACTCCTTAAAAACATCTCTACTTAATCCTGTATCCTTTTCAAACTTTTGTAACCACTTTACCGGCGCTTTTATATCAAATATATTTTCTTCTCCATTCTCCACTCTACTCACTATCTTCCTCTTTATATCCTCTATTGTATCCAAATAAAACTTATAACACTTTGTCTCATCTTCTGTTATCTTTATCTTTAAATTATCCACTTCTACCATATTAAAATACCGATACTTTTCTAAAAAATCCAATGACTCTATATCTTTCTTAAAAAAATACACCTTTGGATCATAACTCTTCACTCTATTATACAAATACTCATAATTTGTTTGAAACCAATCCTGTTCTAAAAGCCATTTAGAATAACTTCTATCTTTTAACACATGCTCCAATCTACCTCCTGTATATTTACCAAAGGTTATACTATCTAAATCTAATGTAGGTTTAGACATTTTATAATGTTTTTAAAATATTTAAATCTTATTTTTTATTGTATATAATAAAAAAATAAATGCCT